TAATAACTTTGTTATATGAGTAAGATTGAAAACAAAAGCTACAATGATATGATTCTGGATGTAACTCCAGAAACAAGAACAGTAAAAGCGTGTTGGTCAAGAATTGGGAACGTTGATTTGGACAATGATATTATCGTTGCTGAAGCGTTCACCAAGACTATCAAAGAACGTGGACCAAAAGGCAAGAATATGATTTGGTCTTTAGTTGACCACAAAGCCGATATGGCACATACTTTAGGAAAGCCTAAAGAATTGTACATTGAAGGCGATATGCTTGTTGCAGTAACTGACTTAATAGAAACAGAGTGTGGCGAAGATGCCATCAAGTTGTATGAAGCTGGTTTAATCAATCAACACTCAATCGGTTTTAGTACGTTAAAGTCAGATGTAGACCAAAAGACTGGTGTACGTACAATTACTGAACTTAAGTTATACGAAGGTTCAGCGGTGCTTTGGGGAGCAAACCCAGAAACACCAACATTAGGTTTCAAAGGCGAGTTCAAAGAAGCTAAAGAAAACCTATCAAACAGATTGGAAAACTTAATCAAGGCATTCAGAGGTGGTAGTTTCACAGACGACACCTTTGCTTTGATGGAGATTCAAATAAAACAAATACAAGCCGAGTTAGTAGCTTTAGAAGTTGCAGAAACAATCACTCAACCCGAGCCATCAGTTGAGCCGACTCCAGCAGTAGAAGAAGCGAGTAATGAGGAAGTATTAAAGGCAATTAAACAATTTAACAATCTATTTAAAAAGTAAAAATGGAAAATTTAATCAACGAAATGGCAGAGAACCTTAAAGGTTTTCAAGCTAATGCAGAAGCTCAAATTAAAGAGGTGGCTGCACAAGTAACTGTTGTAAAAGATGAGTTACAAAAACAAATCGATGGTCAATTAGCTGCTCAAAAGAAAGCTGCTAAGAAAGAAGTAAAGCACATTGATGAAGTTATCTTAGAGAAATTAGATGGTAATTTCGATGCAATGGAGAAGTCTTTGAAGAACAATGGTAAGTATCGTTTAGATTTATCAGATGTTAAGACTATGACTTTATCTGGTAACTTAACTGGTGATGCTCAAGCATCTTATGCTCCAAACCCAGCTATCCAACCAGCACAAAGTTTGAACTTCCGTGATTTAATCCCAACTGTAAGAAGCGAAAGCGGTCTTTATGTTTACTATCGTGAGAATAGCGGTTTGACTAACAACATCGCTGCTCAAACTGAAGGTTCTGACAAAGGTGAGAACAACTACTCTTTGACTGAAGTTAAAGTTGTAAACGATTACTTAGCTGGTTTCTCTACTTTCTCTAAGCAAATGTTGAAGTCATTACCTTTTATGACTCAAACTTTACCAAGAATGTTGACAAGAGATTTCTACAAAGCAGAGAACGCTTCTTTCTTCACAACTGTATCTGGTGCTGCAACTGGTTCTACAACTACTGCAGAAACTAACGACTTGAAGCAATTAGTAGATTATATCGCTAACCAAAAGACTGCGAACTTCGTTCCTTCTTATGCTTTAGTATCTCAAACTCAAATGGGTAGATTATTGAAAGCTACTATTGATGCTGGTTATTACGCTGGAAACGGATCTGTAATCGTTAGCCCTAATGGCGGTATCACAATCTGGGGTGTTCCAGTTGTTTCTGCTTCTTGGGTTACTGATGATAAAGTTTTAATCTTTGATGCTTCTTACTTAGAAAGAGTTGAAGTTGAAGGTTTAGCTATTGAGTTCAGCTACGAGAATGGCGAAAACTTCCAAAAGAACTTGGTAACTGCTCGTATTGAGTGTTACGAAGATGTGAACTTGCTTTTATCTACTTCTGCTATCTATGCTGATTTAGGTAACGTAGGTTAATTCTAAGGATTAGTAAATAATAACCCCTGCCAATTCGGTGGGGGTTTTTTATTGAAATAAATTAAGTAATTTTGTAAAAAGAAGTATATGGCTTATTCCAATTATATAAATGACTTTAGTGCTATTCCTAATGCTGATCCAATAGTGGAGCCAGTGACATTAGAGGAGGCTAAAAGCTATTGCAGGGTTACAAGTGATGCAGAAGATGATTTATTTGCTATCCTTATTGCAAGTGCAAGGGAAGCCGTTGAAGTAGCTACTGGATTGAGTCTTATACCTAAAACATTAATAACTTATTTTAATAACGTAAGTGGTAACTTTGAAATCCCTTTCGGTCCTATTAATATTGCTTCTTTTGAACTTTACGATATGAACCAAGATGGCACACAAGTAACAGGAACCAACCTACAATTAATAGGAGATGACTTCCCTAAGTTGAGTTATCCTAAATACGCTAATTTAAAAGCTGAATATACTGCTGGGTATTCTACTATACCAACAGATTTAAAGTTGGCTATATTAGACCAAATCAGCTATGATTACGAGAATAGAGGTTTAGATGCAGATACAGGCATTTGTAACAAGACTTGGAAAGCGTGTCAAAGATGGACAAGAATAAGCCCAATATTATAATATGAAATTAGGTAAAGCAAAAGCGAACTATATTGATGCGAACACAATGACCAGACAGGTTGTTTTGTTTCGTGCAACTCGTGTTAGTGATGGTCAAGGTGGATATATTACAACATTTGCTTCAACATACACATTTTGGGGCGATTTAAGACCAGATAATCAAGTTAGAGCAATAGGGGAGTCGGAACTTCAATTTGACCAAAGAAACCGCCTTTATGTGCGTTTTACAGATAATATCTTTGATAAAGATGAATTGCAGATTGATGGGGTGCGTTATAAGATACATTCTATCAAGGATGTAGAGAATCAAAAGAGGTTTTTAGAAATAATAATCTACAAATAATGGATAGGGTAACTTTAGACATTGGTAACATATCGGATGTATTTAAGAAATTAGACACATTGGATGTTAAATTACAAGCTGAAGTTAAGAACGAAATGAATGCATCTGCGTTAACAATCCAATCTTCTGCAAAGCGATTGGCTCCAGTTGACTTAGGTTTTTTGAGGAATAGCATATATTTAAAGGAGGAAAGCAAAGAAAATAGTGTGGTTTATACTGTTGGAGCAAGGGCAAAATATGCGCCTTATATTGAATTTGGTACAGGTGGGGAAGTTAGTGTTCCTGCTGGATATGAAGAGTTAGCTAAGATATTTAAGGGTAAAAATGCTGCAAGGGTAAACATTAGACCGCAACCATTCTTGATTCCTTCATTTGAGGTAGAGAAACCTAAACTAATAGAAAGAATAAAAAAATTATTGAAGAATGTTAAATCCTAATATAGAAATAAAGAAGTGGTTTTATACTGCTTTAAGTTCAGCGACTTCGTTGGTTGTTTATGATGGTTTTGCTCCAGAAGGTGCAGGATCGGAATACATAGTTTTGACAGGTAGAACATCAAGTCAAGAACAGGGGAAAACTGGGTTTACTAATACTATTACCATCATAGTTGATATTATTACAAAAAATGCTAACTTTGGTTATAAACGTGCTGAAGAAATAAGCGATTTGGTGTTAGAAGATATAAACTCGGATACAGATATTACCCTATCAAATGGGTTTACTGCTTCAAGTTTAAGTGTAGAAAGCATTAGGAACTTAGATGGCTTAAACCCTTTAGATAACGTTTTTAGAGTAATAATAACTTATAACATAACTATAACTCAAATTTAAAATTAAATAAAATGGCAGAAACAAAAGTAAGCGGTAGGGATTATATCCTTTTAGCTGACATAGCAGGAACAAGCACATTCAAGCCAGTTGCTTGTTTGACTTCTAACTCAATTACTTCAACTTTAGGCACTATTGATGCTACTTCAAAGTGTGGAGATTCTTACACTCCAAGTCCTTCTTTTTCTCAAACAATAGATTGTGAAGGTTTTGCGATTGATGAAACTGGTACTCCTGCAAAAGATAGCTACCAACAATTATATGCTGCACACGCTGCAAAGACTACTTTCGCAATCAAAATGGGTAAAGCTACTCCAACTGCTGGAGACATTACTTATAGCGGTACAGTATTCATTAGCAACTTTGGTGTAAACGCTGCTGATAAGGATGATGTTAAGTTCACTGCAACATTCGTAGTAACTGCTCCTCCAATGACACAGACTGAAACAGTATAAAAAATAAAAAACTATGTTTGAA